AGCAGCAGCACCAGTAGCGGCACCAGTCTCGGCGGATCGTTGGCACCCAGCCCACCGTCCTACATGGTTTCTTGAACTTATGGAGGAATTAGAACCATTTCACGATTGTACAGAGGCACGTCTAGCCTCCCACGTATGTGTTATCAATAGAATACAGAGTATAATTAATTGGAATATTTTAAGAGACATTGAACCTGTAAACATTGCTGAAACAAGTAAAATGAATGACAATGCATATCCAGATGATAAACATAAACTGACAGATTTGGATTTAATATTACGTCAGCGTGCCGATGCGCTCTTAGAGTCCAAAAATCCATACGAAACTATAGGTACAGAGGTTGCTATACAAATTTTAGTTGGAGAATTTTTGTTTCGTACTTATCCAACAGTTTTTACTAAAAATATTCATAAAATAGATCTTTACGCAAATTCATTCCAGAAACGTAAGAAAACGGATCGTACAGTAAGCTATTCAAAGAGCGACGTAAAATTTTTATTTCAAGGTTGGAAAGATACTGATTTTTTTTACTCCGAAGCGACTGGAATCGGTGCAGTGACAAAGTATGTTAAAGAAAAGCGTATTGAACCCTTAGAAATCGCTACGCGATATGTGGACCCTGCCTCAACTAAAAAAACTTTCAGTACACTTTCCTTTACCGGATACAGTGATGATTTGGTAGAACTTTTAGGGAATATAAAGTGTAGTGTAAATCCGCCAGAATCAAGCAATACAAATACATCCACAAGCTCAACAAATGACGAGGAAGGAGACGATAAAAATGTGACTAGTGTAGTTATAGAAAAATTTAGTGACTTTCCTTTGTTAGCGTTTCCTACAGCGGCAGCGGCTGGATTGGTTGCCGACATTTTGAGTGAATATCATAATGAGCGCATGAAAGAGGTGGATAAAACTCAAACGCAAAAACAGGTAATTGAAGCGGTTCAATATTTAATTGATTCCCAAGAGGAGATTGAATCCAATATAGATAGTCGAAAATCAAATACATCAATAAACTCAAATTTAAACTTACCACATCGTACATTAAAATCATTATTACACGATTTAATTCTAAAAGGGGCAAATCATCTTATACAAATAGCCGATTTAGCTGAAAGTGGAGCATACCGATTTGAAAATGAATCAAATACTGCTAGCTCAACCTCAAATTCAGTGAATGAAAGTCAATTAAAAAAAGAAGTAAAAGGTTTGGGTGAGAATATGAATGTTCGCAGAAATTTAGGACCATTACCTTCACCTGAAAATGTAACTAAGTATAAACAATCCTATAGTGGACCGTCGCCAGTTATAAGTGAAGGCTTACGTTCTAGAAGACACGTATCTCCATCTGTATTATCACGAATGAATGAAAATGAATCTATATTTGAATATAATGCAAACGATGATGAAGTAAAATTTAGAGAAAATGTTTTACCTCAAGTGAAAAAAGTGTACGAAAAAAGTACAAAAAACATTAAAAATTTTGTGAAATTAGTTACCCTTGCCGTAAATATTTATGAAGAATTATACAAAAAGAATCCAGAATCAGCGCTTCAAATTACAATGAGAACTGTACTACATTTGAAATCGTACGGTGATAGTTTTCAGTTGAAAGAATTGGATTCAATTATGAATGATCCTAAAAACGCAGAAAAAACACTTTGGTTAACTTCAATTGACCGAATCTTTTTAGCCTTGGCAGGATTATATGCATTAGACAGTGGTTGGAATCTTATTACTATACAACAAAGTAGTAATAAGAAAAATAAAGAATTTTTAATTTTACGAGACTATAGAAGATTTAAAATACCACAATTACCATTACCATCACCATTACCACCGCCACCAAAAAAACTCACCAAAAAACTCTCAAGTAAGCGCGGTCGTCCTAGATTAGGACTAAAATCAATAATATACTCTAGTCCACGAGAAACAGCACGACAATCGGCTATGAGAGCAGCGGCAACAGCACGACTTACTAGAGCAGAAGGTACGCGTAGAAGTGGACGATTCTTATCACCCCTTGCACCTTCATCCCCACCATATGCTTCCCAATTTGCGTTCGCACCTTCTTCTAGATCTGCGTTTGGAGCTCCTGCGCCTGCGGCTGCTCCTGTAAATCCTATAGATTTAAGAATTAATTTGCCAGATATGCCACCAGATAAATCTCGTAATTTAGCCTTATTAAGTCCTATAGAATCAACAAGTCCTCAAGGGGCAATAAGTTCCTTATCACAAGGTTATAATCCTTCACCTAATAGTAATGTTATTGTAGTTCCAAATAAAAAAAATGGTGGTTTCTACCGTCACAGACAGCACAAAACACTCAAAAAACGTAAGGGTCGGCGCCACACTAGGCGTCGTACATAGTCTCAATCCACGTTGTAATCTGCGTCGGCTGGATAAGTGGAATCAGCGGCTCACACTCCCACAAAATCTTTCTACCCAATGAGAATAGTGTCCATTGGATAGGAAAAGCGTGCGGATACAGTGTTGGCAATACCTGAAACTCCTTCGGTAGCAGATGGAACGAGGTCTGCGGTAACACCATTGCCAACTGCTCCTCTGGCTTCAATGGGGTCCGTGGTGTGGCTGGGGTTTCCAAACACAATGGTGTTGGTGTGGCGGTAAGGTAGGCAGCGACCGTCTCTATCCGCGGCGGCAAATACCACGGATAGTACCAATATAGGTCCACGGGTGCGCCAGAATAGTACGCAAGGGTCCATGCAAGCGAATTGAGATACTCCTTTGTTGCTTGTTGGGGGTCGGCACCCAATAGGGCTTCTTGGTCGTAAATTTGGCGCCAGTCCTGCTTGAGTACCCAACTTGGCTTCTCACGATCCTCTAGCTGAATCTGCGTAGCAAACACCTTCTCTGCTCCCCACATGATCGGTTGGTCGTTGTAACGGGCTAATGCCTGATCCTCTGGCTCCTTTGACGCCGTCATACCTGGGCGCGCGTTGAGTTTCTTCGCCGTTGACTTAAGAATCTGCTGCTCCTCCGTTGCGGCAACCCGTTGGAATAAATCCTTAAGGGCGGCAAGATTGTACTGCCATTGAGTATCGGTTTGCTCAACAAATGGAGTTGGAAGATGATCACGGTAGGTACGAAGAAGCGCTTCAATTCCGTCGTCCTTAATCTTAAGTACCATGCCATGCGGCACAAAGTCATTGCCCAGCAGACTCATCAGTCCCACAAAATCCCGCAAAAATTCCGCTTTTGGCTGGGCTGCGGACTTCTGGTACTTGCTATACAGCGCATCGGCAAGTTGGTCCGTCAGTAGATAAAGAAACTTCTCACCACCCAAGGCATCCGTTTTGACCGATCCATTAAACTCCATTTCCTCGCGAAAAAGGCTTAGGGTGGTACCAAGAGTCGCATTTGCCCATAGCGATAAGACAATCAAGTCGGCATCCAAACCGTAAATTACAGCAGTTTTTGGCGTGTGGGCGCGGATGTACTCCATAATCTTTTGCTCACCCTCTCCAGGCATGTCCGCTGGACTTACTACTGTGGTTGGGGTTGTGTGGGTCTTGGCAAACTGACGCAAGGCAAACGATAAGTTTTTCATAAACTGCGTTCCTGGCGTAATCGCATTTGTATCCCAACGCGGCTTCTTCTCATAACGGACACCTTTCGCTTCCGCCCTAATACGGGCTTCCTCTTCCGCCTGAACCGCAGACCGAAAACGCCGCAGACGCTGCTGCTTAATCTTCGCCATCGGCGCTACCCCGTCTACCGCAATATATAGCATATTTGTTGGGGTCACAATAGCAGTCATCTGCTTAATATAGGCAATCACCTCTACAATAAGATCCGCCTCCCATTTTGCCTTAATTGTGTCGGTGTAAGGGGTCTTTTGTTGTACCTTTCGCACGCAGTAATAAATTGCACAGTTGAGATCCAATCCAAAAAACTCCGGCGGGGCTTGGGTGGTGGGGGTGGTCACGCCCGCAATAGTTTGTATTATGTGTTTATAGAAGGAGGGAATACCCATGGCTGATCAAATACTTCGTAGGGTGAAGTCCTTTATTAGTTTTGCTAATGATGGGTTTAAATATAACCTACAAACTTTCCCTGATACTATGACAGCAGCGGCATTCCTATTTACAATCCTATTTCAGTCTCCGCCGCTCGGTGCGCTTACCGGCAGTATATTAGCGCTCAACATGATCGCTCCTATGTTGACGAAATTTCTATCCAGTTTCGTCGGTGATTCTGCGATTGTCAATCGTGAATCCGACAGCCGATGCTCTGGTCATTTTCCCGGCGTATCTTTTGAGCGTATCCTACAACTTACCGATACGAAGATGTTTAGCGATCTGGACCACAACGGATTTCCCAGTTATTACGCCCTATTCTTAGGGTTTATTACCGCCTATGTCGGTGCATTACCTATCATCTACAGCAAGGAGATTGAATACTCGCCTAAAAGAAAGGCGTCTACAACCTACGGCTTAGTAGTTCTCAGCTTAGTTGTTGTCATCTGTGCGCTTTACCGTATCTTCAGCACGTGCGAAACCCCGCTCAGCCTAGGGATTGGCGTACTTGGCGGAGGACTTTTCGGTCTCATGTGCGTATTATTCTTATCATTCATCTCCGAGCGCCGCCTGACAAATATCCTGGCATTCCCGCTTATCCGCAATCGCGCTGCAGACGGTAAGCCCATTTACGTCTGCGAAAAGGCGATAAAGAAGCCCGCACCCGCGTGTGCGCGTGTTGTGACTCAGGGCGACGCAAACAATCTAAAAGCGTTCCGTGAAATGCTTGTGCGCGGCAGCCAGCGTACCGGTATACCCATATCCTCAGATAAACTAGACGCCTTTGCCACCTTCTATGCAAACAATGTAGATCCTACAACGGGTAGATTAGATGGCAACGCACAGAATCAACTCCTTACAATACTTGGACTCACACTAGACCAATTTACACAAATTCAAAAGGCGGGACGGCAAGCATAAAATAGAAATAGACATCAAGGAGGATGAGTATGTTAAGAATGCGCCAGTTCTTGCTGGGTCTATATCATGACCTCCCGAATGTGCTCTTTATGGGTTCCCTTGTACTTGGCTCTATTACAGGATATTTACCGTTAGTATGGGTATCTGTTGGTCTCATATTTAACGGTCTATCGGTTTCTATTGTGCAAGGCTTATTTGAAATAATCTTCAATCCACTCGGCTCATTTGGAAAGCAGATTTTCTTAGAAAAGGGGCACCCCGCCTGCGAGATTCTACCTCGTGGCAAGTTTGGCGATGCGACCGGTACCAATATTGTTGCGCCCAGCTACTGGCTGTCGTCCGCCATCTTCTTTGCCACCTTCACAATCTACAATTCTGTACGCGTTGCTATAATGCCCGTTGTAAAGGGCGCCAATCCAGACAAGGCAGATATTCGCCAGGCGTTTACACTGACCACAATCGTTATTGGCGCGGTCTTCTTACTACTCATCATGGGACGCGGATTCAGCGGCTGCGAATCGTATTTCGGCGGCGCTCTCAGTCTTCTTATCGGCGCCGGTCTCGCTATCGGCTACTGGCATCTATTAGATGTCTGTGGCGCGGGAATGATACCAGATGTTTTACAGGTTGTAAATTCTATGGCACCGCCCGGTCATGATACAGTACCAGTTGTATGCTCTGCTTAATTTGGTCCGCCTGAGATCAAACCAATAAGTAACGTCATATTTGAGCGTAACTCACGAAAGGCACCCAAGGTAATCTGCTTCATTACAATAGGCTCCCATTCGGCATAAATTTCTTTTAAAAGCTGGTTCGTTTCATGAATAATATCCGAACGAGATTTATCCGCATATTTTATAGTTAACAAATCCATAGGATACTCTCCCTTTCCAGTTTGCGTATTCACAATATTATGGAGCAACCATATATTGTAGACAATACGCTCTTTAAACTCGGCACTTTTCACCAAATGCGCATTTTTTGTAGCAAACATTACACGACTATTCATATATTCTGCCAGATGCGCGCGGCAAATAGGGCACGGCATTACATCCGAAAGGGACTTCATAACGTTCTTCCAGATGTAAACTACATCGGTACGGTCACTTAACCATGCAATATTGTGAAGCACTTTCCATAGACGAGGACCCCATGAATCCTTAGAACCGGGGCTTGGTGGGCTTACTATGTCACTAAACATTAACTACATGTGCGAAAAATTTGAAACGCAGTTACCGCATACGCTTGCGCTCAGCCGCACACACAGACCACATGGACAACCCTCCAATAACCAAAACTCGTCATGGGGCGACGGACATTGTTCACCGTATACCCTTTGGCGCATGGGAACATTTTGAAACCATACTGTGTCGTATGGACAACGCTTTCCTAGAAGATGTGTCGCGTATTACAAAAATTCCGTTTGCCGATCTCCGCAAAGTGATTCCTACTCGTGGCGTACCGACCCTAATTACCACAGAAGGCGCTGAACCCTGGTGGACTGATCAAACATGCCGTATGGCAGTACGTGGGGCTCAAGGTATGTGGATCCGTTGTAGCGGCACCGCCTTTCAAGGGTCCTGTTGTTTCAAACATCGGTCGTTTGATGATCCGCGGCGGCGATGTACCGCCGATAATCGCCCATATGACGACCCGTACTTTGCGAATCTAGCTCGGCGTATGCCCGTTCGCATTGAAGGCACTGTATACTGGGCAGATACGGACGGAATCCTTTACAATGTAGATGGTACACGGGTAGAAGGCTATACCATTGATTACACACAGGGGATTGTGTATACTGCCACGACCAAAAATTAAATATGTGCGGCTTTTTTCAATGAATAATTTAATAGGACTGTTTAATGGAGACTAGCTCGGCTCCTGACACAAAGTTAACGCCCGTTGCAAAAAAGAAGGCACAATGTGGTGTATGTAAGCACACTATATTAAAAAGACCTGAACTTCATACAAAATATGAACGGTTTGTTGATCGCTATAAACGAAAATATGTGGCAAAATTCTGCTATAAGTGTCGCAATATAATCGGCAAAGAACTACGGGCGGTAGCGCCGCCTTTTAAACTGCCTAAATTTATTCTTCGGCATTGGAAACATGTATGCAGTGGTTCAACCGAACCGATAAAACCGTTTGGCGTACCGATTCTTTATTGTAACGAAGAATGGTATAGTCCCTGGCTCTATACTATGATTAAAGGTATCTATAAAACTCGCGCAGATTGGTACAATTTATTTAATACACTACGTAACAGCCCAGATGTACCGGCTCCCTATAAATCTGACATAGTATCTCTTAAGAGTCCTAATCCATTTCTTTATAGAAAATACATTGCCAATCATTTGTATAATCTATTTCTCTTAAATTTGCGTGTTCGTATGACTATTCTTAAAATGGTCCAGCGCCGGCTACTTGCCAAGATGGATAAGCGGGTTGTCGGCGAAACGGACCTTTACACCACGGTTGCCATTCCTAAAAATTCCCTTGTCACCATCTACGATTTCAAGACCAAAGCAAAATACGTCTTTCATACTATAACGATTCTCAATATAATTATGGCTTCGCTCAAAAATTCCGGATATGGTATTCCTAAACCAAGTGAACCGAAAAATCCCTATACAAATCTTCCATGGACTGTATATCAACTCAGTTCTATTTCTCAACAAATCATACAAAATATGGCAGGAATTAATCGCTTGCCACCGCAACTATTTATTAATTACTTTAGACTAAATTTCAATTTGGATCTATTTCTTAAAGTCTGTGAAATAGATCTTGGAATTAATGCCGCCAATGAATTATTCAAAATGAAAGATGACTATGATACTCGCGAAATTTATGGTGAAACAATTGATGATATGGTCTACGAATTGTCCCTTTCGCTCTCTTATAGTTTACGTAGCCATATTGTTGAACGAAAACTGTCTAATGATCGTCTACAAAACCGATGGGATGAACTAGTTCCTAAAATATGGATTTATACAAATATTCATGTTCTTCAATTACCGTATAAAACATATACCGAACTTACAGACGATTTTGAGAGTTTATTGAAAGATACTCGTAAATATATGTACGAAAATGTATATCACCGCCGTCAGCGCACCCCTTCGCTTCACCGCACCCAAGAAATACAAAATCTCATAAACGCGCATATTTATGCGGATGAAAATGAAATTGTAGACGCAGACACGCCCCTTGCTGTAATAATGTTTTAAAGAACTAGGAGATGGACTTGAAGTCGTATCATCATGCTAATCTTATTTTGCCCCGGTTGTGGTTAGGCGATAAAAAAGCGTCTACCGACCCAGAATTTATACGCGCCGCCGGTATCAATACAGTTTTCAATGCCACCAAAGACTTGCCTTTTTCACCACTTATTCCTCACCAGTATCGTGTACCGGTTGATGATAACCTCAAAGAGGAGGAAATACGCAATATGGCAAATTGGTCGCCTGAAATCGTCTATAAACTTGTAACCGAATACAAAAACGGTAGGGTCATACTTGTTCACTGTTATGCCGGTATGCAGCGATCGGCGGCGGTTGTTGCCATGTCACTTATTGCGCTCACAGGACAGCCGGCGTCGGTGATTATGCCCTATATTCGTAGTAAACGCAATGTGACGTTTTTCCCTGAAGCAAATTTTAAAGACTCTATTCTTGCATTTGAAAAGCAATATTATTTAGCGCGAAATGCGCACCTCGGTCGGCGCGATAAGTAGGTGAAATGTGGGTGCCCACGGATTTGCCTCTGGTTGGTAATTGGAGGTATGGGGGTGGCTCTTTTCTCGTTCCTCCCGCGACCACTCATCAGGAATATCAATAGGAAAGTTGTGTTGGAAGAACTCTTGGTAGAGTTGTTCCGATTCGTAATGAATATGCCCAGTTATATCTATGTCAATTTGATATCTGTCACGCTGTATGTTCCAGTAAGGGCTCTCTTCAAAGATGAAATTCGGTTGTCCTATGAGTTTTGTCGGCGGTGTGGGCTGGACATTCCAACGATTCCTTGCCTCTGGGCGTATATGGAAGATGCGTCCCTGCTCAACCGGCTCTTGTAGTATAATTTCCATTGGCTGCGGTGGATACGCTAGAATGTACATTGCATGCTCAAGAATTTGTCCATGGAGATGTGGATAGATGGTAAATTTAAGAATCTCTGGTGAAGTGCCCATAGCATTTAGGAAACTCACAAAGGCACTTGGGTGGTTTAGAAGAGGACGAGTAAGCAGATACGCGCGCCAACACTGCTTATTATAAAGTGCTTGTTTGACACGATGGTATAAAGTTCCACATTGGTCATCGGTCCAGCCTGCCGGCTTGGCGTACCACTCTCTTGGTGCTTCATGATTGCCGGTTTGGGGCAGCGGGTAGTCACCTACAAGTGTATATGGCGGAAGTCTTAGTGGAGCTGGACCAAAACTTGCGAGAAATACATCGTAGCGCCGCGAGCGCCAAGCGGTAAACCGCTGCGGTGTTAGGTCTTTGTCCGGTTGTGCTAACAACCAGGCAAAGCCAAGAAGTTTATGAACCAGCTCTGTTT